CTTGTTGGGGTACTCTTTCCAAATTTCCTCAAAATCTTTTTTCAGTTGCACAAGCGGTGTGGCGTTAGCCGCACTATGTTTTTTATTACTTGTATTATTAACTGTAGTATTAATACTTGTATTATTAACTCCCAAATTATTTTGGGTAGGGGTATGCAAATTATTTTGGGTAGGGTACACAAGAATTTTTATATACCTATGCAAAATTTTTTGTGTACCCTCTTCGTAGATAACTTCCCTTACAATGTGGCCATTATTTTCTAATGCCTTTAGCCAATTCTGAATTGTTTGTTTAGAAACCCCGTATAAGTTTGCAAAGTAACTATCACTTGCCCAGCAATACCCTTTTTGATTACATAAGGCTGTTATCTCGCCATACAATAATGACGCTTTTCCCGGAAGATTGTTGTCGTACCTAACGCTTGCGGGAATAATGGCGTAATAGTTTGGTCTTTCAACTTTTTCCGTCATATCAGTTCCTCCAATCATGGGCATTCCACCCACCCGGTGTATTAGTCACTGCTGTATTTACCTTTCAAGCCAATTCGTTTTAACGTTTCTTTATCTAGTTTTATCCCATCTACTGGGACGTGGTATTTTGCACTAAATGCCACGGAGCCAATTTGCTCAATCTCGCTGTGATGGACTCGACACAATGCCATAACGTGCCGTTTGGTGTGGTCAACGTGTGTTCTGTTCAAGCCGGCTCCAATAACGTCTACATGATGGATATCAGCACGATTACCGCAGATCATGCAAACTCGGTGGCGGCAACATTGAAACAGATAATACTCTTGCTCACGTGGCAATAGCTGATAGCCTTCCTTGAACGGCACGTGCCACTCAAACATGAAGTCGATAACTAGGTCGAGTAACTGGTTAGCATCGCTCACAGACGATTCTGTGGTGTCTGACAGGCTAATCTGCTTGCCAAACGTATATGACTCATATTGCAAATAAAACAAGTTTTTCAAGAAGTCTGTCGGCATACCTGACCACGTATAGATGTCACTAAGCAACGCGAAGAACAAGCGTCGTTGTTGTGGCCTAGCTTTACGTGTGTCAGCTATTTCCCAGTCCACATAAAATTGGCTGTGGGAGCCGCTAACGGTCTCTATATGGTCTAAATTAGGCATCTCATCTAACCGTGTAACCAAATAGTATTGACCATCCTGCTCAATTAACTGCGCTCGTGACTGTTGCATCTAGTCACCCCAATGTTTGGAAGCTTTGTTTAATAACCAGCTTAAATTAGAAGGGCGATCCGTCTGGAATTGGGGGAAAACCGCCGCCATGGTAACTATTAGCTGATTGACTACTATATCCTGGGGCTTGCGTATTACCAGCATTACTACTTACTGGAGTGTTGAATCCATTACCCTGTTGGCTATTAGTTGTCGTGCCAAAACCACCACTTGTGCTTTTGTGATTGCCAAAGCTACTATTTCCTGTATTGCTACTGCCTGCTGGCCGCTTAACACCATTCGGTTTGCTACCATCCTGCATAAACGGCTCGTAGCTTTTAACTGCTAAATAGGCTTTTCCGTTTGAACCAGTATCCCAATCAACCGTGATTGCCAATTGATGCCCTACTGCTTGACTGACAAACTGTTCAATTGAATCAAATGCTGTACCATTACTTGCGCCTAAAGCTACTGCAATGGTGTTAAAGCGTTTAGCGGATAACTTAGCTTTGTCCTCCGAAGTACTGTCCCAGACCTCATTGTCAAACCGGATTAGGCCACCTTTGTATGGGCCGTCTAAAACCTCATAGTCAAAGATTGCCATGGGCTTGCCAGCCTCTTTGGTTTTCGTGTATTGTGAACTAGACGCGATAACCACATTATATTTACCTGCTTCTTCGACAGTTTGTCCGAAAGTGTTATTTGAATCTACTGTAAATAGTGCCATTTTATTTTGCTCCTTTAGTTATTTGAATTAGTTCATTTGCTTTAATCAATTTGCGATTATCAATTCGGTTCTTGGCGTGATTCCCCTTTTCGGGATCTAAATCAATCATGCGTTCGCCACCCGTCAAATAGATCCGGCCAACGAGGTCAAACATACTAGTAAACGCATTAAACGTCTTTTCGTTCATGTCAGCTTGGTATCTACCCTCACCACTAATACCTGATGAACCATTGTCAAGTTGATGAGCAGTAGCATATACGGACTTGCCACTTTCTTTCAAAATCGTACCGAGATCTCTAAACCACAATTGTAATTTTTGATAATTCTGGCGATTGTCCTTTGCGGCATTATCAATATTTTCTAATACCAAGTTTTGAAGTGCTGTGATATTGTCTAATACAATTACCTGATACTTAGCATCTGAAATTCCTTGCATGACATATTGTTCAACCATGGCCTGGATATTCGGCATATCACGATGTTCAAAGATAATAACATCGACGTCCTTATCACCAATCAAAACATTGCTCGACATATCGAAACTGAACAACAACTTGTGGCCTACAAACTGTTTCACTACACTGGTCTTACCGGTACCACCATCACCATATATGAAGTACATATTGGGTATCACCGGAATGTTTCCGTCCGCATAAAACTTCATTTTGCCTCCTACAAACTAAACTTAACGGATTCACTGGCTGGCTTCTCAGTTACACCATCAACAATCTGTCCATCTTCAAGCACGAATTTTCCATTAATAATCGTTCCGGACTTCTTTAAATCAGTTTTTTTGATGGTTTCCTTGGTTTTAATAAGTTCTTTAATTCCTTGGTCTCGTAATGACTTTAGTACCTTTGTTTCATCATAATTCAGACCTGCCGGTGTCTTACGAGTCGTTACTTTTCCATGTGGAGTATCGATTTTGAATTTACTGTCATGCTGACGTTCACGATATAGATAATCCTTCAGCAATCCGTGGAAATATTCTCGACTAGATTCATTTTCAGTAAGTTTACGATCCCGCCAAGCAATTGTTTGATCAATATCTGCTTGTGCTGCTTCTTTGACTTCCTGATCATGTTTCTCGATTGCTTGTAGCTTACGCATCGCCCAGTCAGCAGACTGTAGCGAATTAATTTGAAAGCCTTCCTGTTCACGATCATTAACCGTTTCTAGCTCTTCTTTAAGCAATTCATTAATCATCAAATTAACCCCCGTAATTCGTTCAATTCTGTTTCACTCTTATCTAACATTTCGTACAACTTGGCCAGTGATTCACCATCACTGATCCAAATGCTGTTGATAACACGCTTTAGAAACTTGATGTGATTGTTCACAATTTCTTCCATAACTACTGTCCTCGCTTTCTTAGCACTTGCAAACATTTCGAGTTAGCGTTAACATATACGCACACCTTGAATTGTTTTCTTGCTCCCTACTCTTGTAATCCACTCCAGTAGGGAGTATTTTTGTCTTTTAGCTTGCAAACGAGACTGCTTTGGAATAAAGTAGATGTTGGTATTGAGCATCTCTTCCATTAGTCCATCGTTAGCCGTTACTAGCGATGGCTTTTTTTGTGCTTGTTTACACTCGTGGAGTGGTAAAACTGATACTTTTGGCATGATCATTCCTCCTACTTGAGCACTTGAATACCATTGGTAATAATTTCGAATTGTTGTCCATTTTGTTCAATTACAGCTACATCTTTTTTTGTACGCAACGTGAACGGAATTGACTTGATTTCAACTACTCTGCCAACGCCGGCTTCTCTTATCAGCTGACCACAACTATATTCAGCTTTGAAACTCACCCGGTCACCTACATTAACTTTCATGGTCATTCCTCCCGATACATTGGTGGCAATGTGAACGTCCAGCTCTCATCAGAATTTCCATCTGGATCGCAATTTCCATCTGGATCGCAAACATTAATATCGTGTTCTTGCAATTCGCCAATAAATTCTTCTGAATAGCCAAAGCACGGGCGCCGCTTAATGATTCCATCTGTATCGTACGTGATAGCGTTAATCAGCTCACGTTCATCTGCACGAATCGCGTTATACTTACGTGCTCTTAACGCGTGCTCAATGTCTTCTCCATACATATTGTTTCCTCCTTAAATTTCCCGTTAAATGGTTTAAAACGTTTTTGAATTTAGGTATTTTTCAAGTTCCTTACGTTCAATGCGTTTTAGTCTGCCAATGCTAGTTACCTTTAAACCGTCATTAATCATCTTATAGACTGTATTTACACTACCAATGTGAAGCTCTTCCATCACTTGCTGGTAAGTAAGCCATTGAATCTCCGTTTTACTCATATCATTTCCTCCTTAAATTCCAAACCAGTTTCTAATCTCCCGGCGCTTATACCATACGGATGTTAGCGCCCAAGTTAATACCGCTACTTCTACCATGGCAATTCCTCCCAATGAGATTCCAAAAATTCAGCTATCGCGTTGGCCTTAAACTTCCAGGCACTGCCACGTCCCCTGTGAATTATTTGGCCTTGTTGCTCCATACGTCCAATCTCACGACTGTACTTAGGATTTTCAAGTATGTTCTTTTTCAACCAATCAATTGACTTGTTACCGCACCAGATTCGTAAATCTGCCATAGTCCAAGTACGGCCATTCATAGTCTGATCCAGCAACTTGTTATACGCCTCTTTATCAACTAATACGTATTGGTCCATGTTTTTAACGTGCATCGGAACTGCTGCCACTTTTAATGCTTGCATAATAGAGTCTCCTTTCTAATTTCATATTGCTAGTCCTTCCATGCTGGCTTAGTTGTATACTTGATTTATCTCAATTAATCGAGGTGATAAGATATGGATGGTTTGGATAAACTGGTGTCCGATTTTGATCGCATGAGCAACAATGCCAAAGAACTTGATGGCGATCATAAAGTTTCCTTTGAGAATTTATTTACCAATGATTTCTTGAACAAATATACAAGCTTCAAGACAACAGGTGATTTGCTAAGCGCTATCCCGGCAGATAACGTTAAATCCTTTGATGATTTTGATAAACCTGTAGTTGACGAAATCATTAACAAAAATTCACAGTTTTCAAGTTTTACTGAAATGCGAGATGAAGCTATTGAATTTTATGTTCTAAATGGCTTATCTAATGGAACTTCATTTGATATTCAGTAATTTTAGACATCGTATTTTGAAGTTGTTTGACCTGGTCTGATGCCTCGTCAAGCAGCTTTTTTAATTCATCTAAACTTTCAATTGTTACATTTAATTGTTCCATCTAACTCACCTCCTATGCTGGCTGTTCAACTAATGGCATGATTCCCTTTGATTTCAAAAAGTCATATAAGAACTTTTGCCCCGCTTGTGTCCATTTCATCGTGTTACGTACCTGCTTGATGCCATCGCTATTCGTATACTCGTATGGTTCAACGTGCGTATAGCCTTCGTCTTGATACTTCGCGTACAATAGCCACGTTTTGCCTTGCTTGTATTGAATGCCTAAGCCATGAAGCAACTTGTTAAACTCACGTGTCGAGTAACCGTAGTTCTTAGCAATTATTGAGATTGTTTCCAGTCCCTTGTTAGCTAACATGCTATCGGTGTAATCTGCCTTAGGCTTCAGCACTGAAATTTTTTCTGCTTGATCAGCAGCCAAACGTAATGCTTCTGGCAACGTAGATGGCACTTGGAATTTAACTTGCTGTTCCATCTCGTTGAACGCCTTAATGTACTGGAGCTTAAATTGAAGTGCTTTATCACCTGTGAAGCCCATTGCTAACAAGGTAAAACCGTCACGGTTCATGTAATACATTGGATATTGCTTACCACGATTATCATAAGTTCCTGTGGCAAACATCTCGCGGCTCAATTTTGAGCCACCAGATTCCAGTAGCTTATCAATGTCTCTCATGATATTTTTGTGTTCTTTATCAAACGTTTCTGCTACTTGCAAGCTACTAGTAACAGCTTGCTTATTCTTCATAATTACTAAATCATTCATGTGGATCATTCCTTTCTAGTTTTGTTCTCTTTTGGGAACGGTTATTGTAAAAAAAATTCCAAGTTCATCGTTAGAAAATCCTAGTACGCTCGCTATCTTTGCAAGCTCGTCAGCTCCTAAGCTAACTTTTCCAGTTTCTCGTTTGGAATATGTTGCTCTACTTTTCCAGCCCAACATCTTTGCCATGTATTCTTGTGAATATCCCTTAGCAACTCTTTCAGCCTTAACTCGTCTCAAATCTACTGACATTTTTGCCATCTCCTTTCGTTCTCATTTGGGAACGATTAAAGAATATCGCAGTCGTTCCCAATTGTCAACAAAATGTCTCAAAAAAATTCATAAAGATTATTTTCTATATTGATTGTTTCCACTTGGGAACGGTGCTATAATGTGTGCATTAACTAGGGAGGGATTATGTTGAGAACGAACAATGAAATAGTTGACACATTAGTAAAATTAAAGGATGAGCAAAATTTAACACTCAGTGAACTGGCTAGACGTGTAAACATGGCCAAATCAGCATTGTCCAGATATTTCAATAAAACTAGAGAGTTTCCGTTAAATAATGTGGACGCTTTCGCTAAAGCATTACACACTACTCCTGAGTACATTCTTGGATTTGAAAAAGATGAAGTTGCCCCACTAACTAACAGCGATAAAAAATTAATAAGAATTAACAAAATGTTAACGCCTGATCGTCAGCAAAATGTTTACAACTACGCTGACAATCAACTGAGAGAACAAAATAATACCATTGTACGTATGCCACGAACGCAAATTAAGCTGCTCGGTGCTGTATCTGCCGGTACTGGTGAGGAGTTACAAGATGATACAACCGAAGTTGATTACACGGGCACTGTGCCTGAATACGACTACGCCCTACAAGTCAATGGTGATTCTATGGAGCCACTGTTTACTGACCAGCAAATTATATTTGTTAAGTATTCAGAGGAAGCATTTAATGGTCAAATCGTTATAGCCTATGTTGATGGTAAGGCTTACGTTAAGAAGTATCATTGCAATGGATCTAAGTGTGAACTGGTTAGCTTAAACAGCAAATACGACCCAATTGATGTTACTGGCAACGAAAACTTTAAGATAAAGGGTGTAGTTGTACTTTAAGTCCCCTATGTGGGACTTTGCTTATGCGTTAAAAAGAACACACGTTCTACATATTTAGCGGTATTATACTTACATAAGACCAGATACGGATGTCGGTAAAAGCTAGAAAATTGGAGGAATAAATATGTTAGACGCTTTAATGACGATATCATTACTTAGCCTTTTTATGATACCAATTGGGTTGATTTGGCTTATTACTTCTTTTGTAATGAAAAAGAGGAAAGCAATTCCTATCATCTTGATGACTGCTGGAATGCTATTTTTTTTAACAGGAATAATTTCGTACAATACTTGGAACAAAACACAACCAGTGTCTGAAAAAACCGGTAATTATACAATTTACCCAATAAAAATTTCAAAAGTAAAGATAAATGATAATAATTGGGAAATTTATGGATCAACGGAAGCTCCTAATGGTAGCAGAGTTTTTGCAACAACATTTAACTCTGAAAATTACTACTATCTAAAACAACTCGTAGATACTGATTTATATAACGTAAATGTAAGAAATCATAAGTATAAAATCACGATCGATCCCATAGATGCAACCGATGATACTTCCTATAATAAAACTAAAAAAATTCCAGTTTACATTGTTGCTATTGGCAATTACGACGGAAATTCAAAAGTATCAAGTAGAACAAAAAAAGTCATTAAAAAGCATTTTGGGCCCGCTAAGTTTCATTTAACTACAAGTCAAATCGCCTACTATAATAGCCTAAATGATAATGACGATTCGAATTCATCAAGTAGTGAAACCGACAGCGATAGTGAATTGTCAGGACAGTCCAATTCAAGTAGCGTTGACAAAGACGCATCATCAGCATTCAGCAAATCTGTTTCAGAACTAGCAAAAAATATCGGAAATTCTAATAATTTGCCTATATCAGCAAAAGTTAGTGATAACGGTGCTTCGGTCGTCTACTATGTTCCAGAATCAGCAAGCTCAATGAGCAAAGATGATAAATCGACACTAGCTTCCGACTTGATACCAAGAACAGACAAACTTGCTGATATGTGTAGCGTTGATCAGCCAACTGATATTTATATACAAACCGCCGATACTTACAAGACAATTGCTAAAACAACTCTTACCGGAGGTACAAAAGTGTACTAACTTATAGACCAGATACGGATGTCGGTAAAAGCTGGGAAATTGGAGGAATTGTAATGGGACTACTAATAATGATTGTCATCTTTCTAGCACTATGGAAGATATTAGGAACACTAGGCCACATCTTTTTGCCAATATTAGCCGTACTATTTATCCTGGCAACCTGGATTCCTTCACAAGCAATTGTTATGGTGATTTGGGTGCCAATCGCGATATTATATTTTATCGGCTTAGCCGGGTATAAACATGCTAAGTAGAACTAGTATAAACATATTTTAATCGGGGGAAAGTCATGGAATTGCGTGTAGGGCAATACAGCGAACACGTGTTCGATATTAACGTTGTAGTAGGTATCATTTTCTTTATAGCGCTAGTCGCCATTTTAGCTTACTGGATTCACAAGCGAAAGTAGCACCCTCGCCCACTACCAGCCTAGCGGGCAACATGCGAGCGTAGTTCAACGGTAGAACAATATTCCAAGTCTTGAAGCCCATTCTTTCTTGGACTACTATGCAGGTTCGACTCCTGCCGCTCGCATTGTACGTTAATAGCAAATAATTATGGAGGCACCTATGAATATTGATATCACAAAACTATTAGATTGGGGATTGATAGTACTATCTCTTTACTTAGTTGTGGATACACTTCTGCAAACAAATCATAACAACCCCTACAACATGTTTATAATAACCCTCAAATTAATAGTTGCCATCATCGTGGGATTATTTGGTATGTACACAACTTTTTACAACATCTATTGAAACTTCTGTTAACATGCGAGCGTAGTTCAACGGTAGAACGGTACTCCTTTGAGTTGCTGACTAGATACTATGCAGATGCAGGTTCGACTCCTACCGCTCGCGTTGACCAAATACTGATGTCATTAAAAGCTGGGAAATTGGAGGAATAGAATATGTACGACCCTAATCATGACCCTATGATAAGCTCAGTTTTTATTACAAGAAATAAAGAAAGAGATCCCATACTTGTCTATCAGGTCGATAACAACGGCCTTTATATTAATGTTCATGTTCAGTGTGCCAATCTAAAGTTCGGAAAACATACCTTTACGCTTAGCGTGAAAGATAAAAATGGCAAAGAATATTTGGAAGACAAAAATATTGAAATTGAAATCGCTGATGATGGTACGACACAAAGCGCCAATTCGGCAATTGCAGAAGCAATTTTGTACATTGAAATGACACCTGAGGAGCTTTATGGACTAAACCATATTATAATAAGTACAAAGGTCGATGCCAGTGAAGCTCCTGAATTAAACAGCACTAACATTTTATATTTGCTTAAGGGAGATGTCAACAATGGCTAAGGCTGGTACGCCCCACGAAATAATAAGGCCGAATTTCAATTCTGGAAACGGAGGTAATGGTATGGATAATCAATATGTAACACACAAAGAGCTCAAAAAAGCGCTAAAACATCAGAGCCACATTATGGACGTGCACTTTTCTAAACTCGAAAAAAATATCAACCAACAATTTGAAAAACAGTCTCAACAATTTAATCAAGAACTTGAATTAGAAATCGCAAAGGCTAAACTTAGCGCAATCAAGTGGTTAATTGGCACATCCCTAGTACTTGCTGGTGTAATTGTTAGCCTAATTAAATATTTGTAATAGACTGCTCTCAACTAGGGCAACATGCGAGCGTAGTTCAACGGTAGAACAGCAAAAGTCATACAAGGTTTCCTGCTTTCAACAAGCATCACGCAGGTTCGACTCCTGCCGCTCGCATTTAAATTTTTGAATATAAAACTTAACAATTATTGGAGATGGTTAGATCGATGAATTTCAATTGGAAATATGCTCTTGTGAATAATATTGACTTTTACCCATTTTTCATAGTGCTGGCATTGGAGGAAACATATCCAAAATCAATATTTGCAGATTCACTATGGATATTGCCAGTTATCTTTATATTTTCATTAATAGCCCATTTTACTCTATATAAACCAGCTATTAAAAGTAATCCTTCACTTGATCAGAAACATTACACTTCAAGCCTACTCTCGTGGCTGATAATGATCGTAGGAGTTATTGGAATTATATTTGCTGTTTTCTACTATCATTTTCATTCTCCTTTAATGTGGATTGCTTTGTTGGCATTAGTTCTTTTAAGAGATACATTCGCTAATAACGACCTGTAAGGAGCAAAAAAGCACATCCCCTCCCGCCAAGAAGATGGATGTGCACCTGAACTATTACGCAGGGCTAGTGCGCCCTTTCAGCCCTTCTAGTATATCACAAGGAGGAATTTATTATGGCACAAATTAAACGTGTGAAAAAAGGTTACCTAGTAAGAATTTCGTATAGAGATCATGCAGGCAACTACCTAAGTAAGCGAAAAACATTCACCCGTAAACGAGACGCAGAGGAATTTGCTAACTCATTCGAAGTTAGTAAATTTTCTGGTGAACTAGAAAAGAAGCCATCTATTGAGTTCTCTAAGTATTTCTATTCGTGGTATGAGACTTACCGCAAGCCCAATCTCGCCTATATCACAACTCGTCGATATGAATTAGTCCATACTGAAATAGAAAATTACTTTGCTCATGCACGTATTGCAGATATTACTCGTAAGGATTACCAAAAATTCATCAACCAATATGGCAAAAATCATGCAAAGGATTCAGTGAAGAAACTGCACAATCTAATTAAAGCTTGTGTTGGCAATGCTGTTTTTGAAAAAGATGTTGAAACTGACTTCACTTATAACGTAATTATCACTTATGACAAAAATCGTAGTCTTAAGATTGATTACCTAAATCTAGCTGAGATTAAGCAACTAACAGCTTATGTACAGAATCACCTCAATCCTCGTTACACGTCACAATACATGATCATGACTGCCATCTTTACCGGGGCACGATTGGGAGAAATCATGGCACTAACTTGGAAAGACATTAATTTTACATTCAATACTATCTCGATAAATAAATCATGGAACTATGTTGAAGGTGGTGGGTTCAAGCCAACCAAAACCGAAAGTTCAAATAGAACCATCCGTGTTAACAAACAATTTTTAGATAGTCTGAAAGCACTTAAGGTAAATAACCGAGAAATGGTATTTGAGAACGTTTCCCATGACATCCCAACCTCTAACGGCGTTAATAAAGTTCTGCGCTCTGACTTAAAAGCATTGGGCATCACACGAAAAGGATTCCACTTTCATAGTCTGCGGCACTCTCACGTTGCGTTCCTGCTCTCTCAGAACATTGACCTATACATTATATCGAAACGTCTTGGTCATTCTGATATTGGCACCACGTCCCGGATATACGCATACCTAATTGATGAATATAAAGCACGCTCGGATGAAAAAATTTCCGGCTCTTTAGACAAACTTTTTAATAGCCCACAGGCTGAAAAAGAAGCGAAAACTAGTATTCATTTTTGATAATAAATATCCATTTAATTGCATAAATAGCAAGTATAAAAAAACGCGTTTTTTTAAATTTGTCTTTGCTTGTCGCTGACGTCTTCAAAATGCTATTATAACAATATTGTCTATGTCTGCCTGGGGCATAATTTGGTAAACTAGATGAAGCTTGGATTCTGTTAAACGTTGATTTAACGGCATTCAAGTTTTTTTCATTTGTACTAAAAAACACTACTAATTTCAAAAATTTGTCTTTATTTGTCTTTAAGACATAAATGTATACTTTTGAATATTAGTTATTAAAAAAATCCCCCACGCCGAAGCGCAGGGGAATTAATCAAGTTATAACTATCATCTAGAAACTACACTAGAGACAGATATTATTATACTTATTGCTTACTACTCTGTAAACCCTAGTAGTTGTCTCATTAGCTATATTGACAACTAATTATGCTAAAACTAAAATCGCACTAACCAAATACACAGGTAAGTAATATAAAAAAATCTTCCGCCCATCAAAGCAGAAGATTATCCTCATCACCTCTGGCATCATTAGCTGACAATCTTGGAGGAATTCGAAAGCCATGATACTAATAACAGGACAAAGGACATAATAACGCTTGTCAGTTTATATTACAATACCGAAAGTAGTCTATACAAACATATTAATAACTCCTTGTGATATTTATCCACTTTGAGGTATAATCATTATTGTTCCCTTCTTAATTCCTAGGGAGCAGAACACCCATTTTATTTATTTAAGCCTTGAACCAGCCTTGGCTGGTTCTTTTTGTATGTTTCTGTTAATAAAAGGATCCCCCACACCGAAGCATGGGGGACTAGAACAGTTCACGATTATTATACTACTTTTAGCTTGCTTGTGAGGCGGATTCTGACGTCGTTTCGGCATTTGGTTGCGCATTGGTATCCAAATTAGCCGCTAGCGATGACGCTAAAGTGGCTGCTGAACTAGCCGTGGCCGTGTCACCAACTGCCGCCGCACTAGCTGCTTGACTGTAAGCCGCCACTACTGCCTGTGATGCTTGGGCTTCGGCTTGACTAGCCGCCGCTGAGTTAGCTGCTTCAATCTTAGCTTGAGCTTCCGCCAAAGCTTCCACGACCGTTTGTTCCGTATAAGCTAACGTGCTCGACTTGGTCTTGATCGTGTTGCCGGTATCTTCCAAAATAGAATTATCCGTAATTACCCCGACAAAGGCTAGGATTGCCCCCACGGCGGTAATCACTAATACAACTGCATTAGCGTCAATCTTGACACCAAAGAAGACCGTTGCGACAGCTAAGCCAATAATCAACACGGACCCGATAATCTGGGCCCAATAAGCAGGCTTCTTGTAGTTAGCTTTGAGTGTTGCCTGAATTACATTTAAAAATTTTGTCATTGTTTTTCCCTCCTAAAGGAACTTTTCTGCGATGTAAATAACTAACGTGACGAGCACGCCACTAACCAAGACACCGATCAACCAATTTTGAATGGTTGTCACACGGTCAATTTGATGGCTAGCTTCGATGGACTTGGCCAGTGCCTTGTCCGCTTTGTCGCCAATATCGTCAACTTGATTCAATTTTTCTTCGATGTTCTCAACTTTTGTTTTAGTGGCGGCCACATCCTTTTGAATATCCATTAATAACTTGGTTGTATCGTCGTATTGTGCCATTACCGCACCACCAATCGCTGGCCAGGATAGATAGTAGTATAAATTGACTTTCCATTCTGGCTAGCTAGTGTAGTCATGCTCAGGCCGTTGCGTTGTGCAATTGTCCACCAGCTGTCACCGGACTTGACTGTGTAATACGTATGACTAACCAGCTGACCAGTAACTCGCTTCCCGTAGTCATGACCATTAGTGACGCCTAACTTGATGAAGGCGTATAGGCCATTTGAACGAGTGTAGCGTGCCCATACATAGTCGTGTTCAATAATGACCGCATTGTAAGTCACACTTTCACCCTTGTAATAGGTGGCTACTTGGCTTACCTTATCTGAATCCGTGTAACGAACAGCTAGTGTCCGATTAGGATAGAACACCCCTCGCTGGTTGTATTTAACGACCTTAAAGTTGGCCTTCTTAGCTGCCTGAGCCTGCTTAACGTTGGTTTGAGCTTGTTTCTTACTAGCAGTCGTATAGCCTAATTTAGTGATCCCTGTTAAATCGACATTGCCGTCTAATCCGCCTGCTTTATACATTGAAGTAAACTGAAAGATAGCCACACCGTCCATTGATGGGAAGTAGTTATAATCAGGGCTAGTTCTAACCAGATAATCCGGATATTCAGGTACCCATAAACAACTACCGTATGCCTTCAAAATCAAGCTCACATTAACATGATAATTGAGGTAAGCTTTACCGGAATACAGCATCGGCGTATAGCCAGCGTCTTTAATCAGCTTCATCTGAGCTAGAATGACATTAGTATTGGCTGTCACGCTATTAGAAGCACCGTCCTCATAGTCCAACGCCACAATGCTGCCCTTGGGCGTCCTAACACGTGGCAAGTAATAGGCCATCATAGCCTTGGCATTGGTCATATTGCCACCAACACCGTCCCATAAATAGGTGTGCACCCGTTTACCAGCCTGTTGAGCTGATTTGACTTGGCTGTTATACGTGGTCTGAGGGATATTAGTCCCACCATAGAAACCACCGGCCTGTGAGAATACAAACTTATCGGAACTATAGCCGAATGTCCCACTATTACCGTTATACTTAGACCAATCCGGCCCTTGATCACGACTAGTTGACGCCTGACTGGTAACATTGACCATTAAAAAGGCCATAAAAATGGCGCCCACCGTTAAGATGAGTGCCTTTAACTTGTGCTTATTCAATTGTCTACCTCCTATTCACTTTATCAAAATATCAGCGCACACTTGCAACTGTGTCGTAGTTGTAATAGCTGTTGCGGTACCAGCAATGTTATGTTTCAATACTGAAACAGCACCGTTAGGGTTCCATGATAAACAGTATAAATTCCAACCAGATGATTGTTGAACAACAGCAACATTCTCTGCAATAATGCCGATTGAAGATGGCAAGTTAAACAACGTCGTAGCCGAACCAATAGCTAAATTTGCACTTGGAGAAACTACACCACTAACGTGTAGTTTGTTACCAGTTCGCACATAGTTCAAAGCACCCGTGCTACTAGTTGTGCCTGCCTTGTAAAATGCCGGCGTCACATCCAGGTTGCCAGAAGTATATTTTATTTTATTATCAATAAGTGTGTTTACTTGGTCGTTAGTCATAACACCTTGTGGCCCAGTATCACCTTTATCTCCCTTATCTCCCTTAGCAATCGTGCTTGCGGCTTTATTCATTGCTGCCACAAAGTCATCAAAAGTAATGGTCGTAATCGTGGTACCATTGGTGCTTTGAATGTTATTGGTAATTGTAAAACCAGTCGTCCCATCACTAGGGTAGATTGACGTTCCGGTACTATCAACCACCCATACTTCAATGGCATAGCTACCAGCGGTTAAACTAGTCATCAAGTCAGCATTAAAGTTAACGGTAACTTGACCAGTCGTGGGGTCGGTTAAACTAGCTGGGTCAACTTTGGCCGATTTAAGATAGCCACTAGTATTGCCTAATTTAACGGTAATTGACGTGGCATTAGTTAAGTTCGTTGCCACATTATCATTGCCACAAATTAACGTAAAGCTAGTGGTGGTATCACCAATTTTAACCGTTTGTGGTGAAGTATCGGTAAAACTAAGCGTCTTCGCCATCTTTAGGTGCCTCCTTCTCGGCCAACTTGGCATTGAGCTGGTCAATTTGAACTTGTGCCATCGCTAATTGCTGATCTTTAACGGCAATTGCTTGGGCATAGTTACTCGTCATCTTGTTAATTAAGGCCTGTGCATCGATATTCATAATTTAAGCCTCCTGTGTGGTAGTGGTTGTCGTAGTCGTGGTAACTGGCTTTAAAGCAGTCAGGCTATCAATCAGAGTATTTAATACTTTTAACTTAACGCTATCAATGCCACCAGCACCTCCAGCAATGGCAGTGTTAAATTCATCCATGGTAATACTGACCTGTGAACTGATACCCAGCGTGTTAATCTGAACGCTAATGGTCATAATGTTGTTCGTGTAATCTGGTTTGTAATTTGTAATCAAAATGCTATCCATTTAATTTGGCCTCCAATTTGTTTAGTCTAGCTTCCAATTCCATGTTGTGACCGTTTAGTTGGTCAATTTGCTTCTGTTGTTCCTGTACCGTGGCTAGGGTGGCATTTAAAAGCACACTATCATCCACCCCACTTAGCTTGCCGTTTTCATCACGACTAATAAATACGTCTGGCAATTGCCACTGTTTTGTTACATTAACGTCGTCAACAATGCTAGACAGCCGCAAATGACTGGTATTATCGTCTGTTTTGTACTGATAAGTGGCTAAATCAATTGAGTTAACTAGCTGCGCCCAATAAGCTGTGTCAGCCTTTTTAACGTCCTTCTTGACGCTTAATAGGGACGATTTAACTAAGCTAGTATAGTTAACCGTAGCAGCGAATATATCAACAGAGCTACCATTGGCACGGTTAAAATGAATCGGGCGGTTGTCGGAACTGGTAATCGTGTGATAGGTATTTATGTTGAAGTTGCCAATATCTAAAGAACGATTAAATTGAATGTTATTAGCACCCGAGCCATCAATACCAAAGCTGGCTGTCTTCATAGTTGGACCATTACCGACATACCAGATATTCTGTGTGCCATTAGGGTTGATATTGCCGTAGGGCGTAATAATTATACCCTTCGGTGTAACATCAGCAGAAGTACCGTTAAAGGTGATTTGTTGAGTATCTCCGTGTAGCGTCAGCCCATCCAACGGACTGATCAGAACTTGACCAGTTAATTGGCTTCCAGAAACGGATTGTGAAAATGACATATCCTTGCCATTAGTAAAGCCAGAGTTCAAAGAAATCATATCGCCACTAAAATTGCCATCATAAGCTTCATATTGACTTCCGGAAGAGTTTATGGCGCGATACATGGTTCTTAGTCCGCCACCACTCATCTCTGTCCTTAGAGCGCCCATTGAGTTAAAAAGTGTCGTGGAAGCTTTGCCAGTAGGTTCAATGGTGAATGGATAAAAATTACTCGTATTATTAGAATCACTAATACTGTCGCCACCATGGAACGTTGTCCCATTAATGGTTGAACCATTGATAACTGAGCCATCTATTTCGCCAGCGCTAACAACATTACCTGTATCTGGCTGGTAACCAGTAGCTTGAGCAGTTTGGGTTAGCATAGGTGAACTAAATGCTGCATGTCCCTTACCGTTGTAAGCATAAAGCTGAATGGCAACATACTTAGCATTGCTTGGGACAATTGCATTGTTAATTGTAAATGTTTGTATACCACTGTCTAAACCATTAGCTGTGTACACCTGTTGCAAGTAGCCAACCCTAGTGTTGGCATCATAAGCACTAAAAAAGCCTAGTGTGAATGTATATAGCATTCCGCTTGCCGATCCATAGTCCCTAAACTTAATCGAGGCACTATATGGTATTCCTGTTTGGGTGACTGGTTGAAACTTACTATTAGCATAGTTATCCCATCTGCCTGTTGCATCACCATTCCAAACTATTGCTGGAACACCTTCAAATGATTCAGTGCCTGAATAATAAGGTTCTCCATTAAGTCCCCATCCCGGAATGCTGGAGCCACTACCACCTAATAATGCAGCATTATAAACTAGGTTAGTAACACCTCTAATTGTTAAATTGCTAGCCACCACATTACCGTTTGCATCGGTTGTAAATGAGCCATTAGGCGTGCTAAACGTGTTAGCCACAATGTCGACACCTTTGAGTGAGCCGGTTGTAACATCACCTAAATTGGCACTTAAAGCTGATAGTTTGTCGACATTTAACCGGTCAGTGCTGAGTGTTCCTGTTGTGATGTTTGATGCGTTGATATTTTTACCAGTAATTGTATTAAAGTCAATCGTGCCAGCTGTTAATTTATTGGCACTAACATTACTAACTTGGGCATCAGTGATAGCTGCATTGGCTATCTGAGCAGTGCCAACAGCCAAGGACCCTATCTTGGCATTAGTAATTGCGCCATCACCTATTTGGGCGGTACCTACAGCTAAGTCAGCAATCTGTGCCGTACCTACAGCCTCATTACCTATCTGGGCATTGGTAATTGCACCATTGGCTATCTCAGCCGTACCGATGACCCCTTTATCAATAACTGTCTCTGTTGTGATATGGACTACCGAGCCGTCCTTAACACCTGCACTCAACGTCTGATAATCAGCACTTGCTTTGTTGGCACTCACTGTTGCTTGACTACCAGCTAGTACGGCACTTGAGGCAGCTTGACTAGCACTATTAGCAATACTGGTTGCATTGTTACCAGCACTTTGAGCTTGACTGGCTACCACAACGGCTTGTGATGCAACCTGACTAGCACTATTGCCAGTTACCGTTGCCTGTGAAGCGACTATAGCAGCACTAGAAGCAGATTGACTAGCCACTGCAACACTAGACTGCATGTTATCAATGTCAGTGTTATAGGCGTCCTTTAAGGCGGTCTGTACATTGCTTAGAGCCATATTGTAAGCGTCTGTGAGGCTCTTATAAGTGTTCCGATTGACATCACTGGCCTTAGTGGTATCCGTTAAGATGGCCGTCATAAAGGTGTTCAGGTTAGTATAGGCTGTGGTTAAAGCGGTCGTACTGATACTGGCATCTTTAGCACGGGCTAGAATCACATTATACTGACTTGTTAATCCGGCATATTGTGCTGCTTGGGTCTGCTTTTCAATGACACTCATTAAATTGGGGTCATTTAAATCGGTGACCCCACTAGCGGCAGTATCAGCTGTACTTTGAGCCTTGATAATTTTAAGGCCATCATCGGTTAAGATGACCTGTGTTGCATTAGATTCTGCCATTTATAAACCTCCTTTCTTAATCATTGCTAATTGTAGCCATTGGCAAACGTTCCTTAATTGGTATTACAAAGACACGTTCTAAAGAAGCACCTTGATATTGACAATTGAAAGTCGCCAATAACTCCGGCTGGTTAGTCTGACTATAGATAATGTTGCATGTTTCAGGTTCGATAACATCATCGGTTAACCCTAAATTCATATCCAGTAAATAGTTAGAGGCGAATTCTTGCCCGCCATGAACAACATTAATGGCGTACACCATACGGGGGTCTTTCATGTTGTAATCACCCGAGTTAAAGTACACATATGGAAAGTCAATGCCTTGTGATTGGTAGGTTTGTTGGTTCTCGTCAAACCCATAGTTGTCAACATCAAAACTATATAGCACATCATAATTACCTTGTTTAACCTCATCGAGTCGTAGCACATCATGTTTACCATTCACGTAGCCACACAGTACGTACCCATGTTTGAAATCAACGCTGACTCTTATATAACGATCGACAGTGCAAAAACGTGTGATTCTATCATCATCATTGCCTAGGGTAACATTAGCAAGGTAGGGTATGCGACTAACTGCATATTCGTTAACGTTTAAATTAGGCTTGGTTGCGGACCAAATGTAAATAGCACCACTTACCTCTTCGATTGAAAAGCTAGAGCCATGCCCGCCATGCGAAACAATCATCTTGCTAATTGGCTTAAAATTAGTGTCATGTAAGACAAACATGGTATCGCCGGTTGTACTTTGATTAATCGCCCGGCTAGTTATATACTGACCGTTGCTCAAAGGACACATATATTGTGCCGCCTCAGTTATTCCTAGTGTACTGTCGTCTGGGCTAAAACTACCCAAACTACGAATAGCACTAGTTTTTAACTTAATCTCTGGTTCATCTTGAATGTAACGAGTCTCAATAGTCCCGTGCAGTGTGCCAACGGAATTGTATGCTGCTTGTACTAAATAGCCAGTTTGATTGAAACTAGTATCAAGGGTGCCGTCAGTATTATAGCGGTGCCAAATAAATCCCTTGTTATCAATATAGGCTGAAATATTGGTGTTACCTTCCCAAGCCTGTAAAATTAACCGTTTGGTTTGCGCAGTATCAGTGAAGTTGTTGCCGTCAGGAGTTAAAGCAACCGGTTTAACCGAGCTAGCGTCCTCCCTTGCCTTTTCAATGGCGCTATTAATAGCACTTTGATAGCCTTGCATCCAGGCTGGTGTTGCAACAGGTACCGTGACATATTCACCAAAGCCAACTGTATTGCCATAAGGGTTAGAAAAACTAATTGTCCGTTGAATGACTCGGCCACTGGCATCTAATGCTGGCTTGATTAACTCATCTTTAAACCTAATCGTGGCACCTAATGGCGGGTTAAATTTAGACGTTACACTAACCTCATAATACGTTCGCGGGTGATTATATAATTGCAACATTTCTTCGGCCCAAGCCTTAATTCCGGAAGGGTCTTCAATTGAGTTAGCCGTAATGACTGCTTCATAGTACAAACCAGATTGCCAGTCAGGGTTATATTTCTGGTTAGCCTCATCATCAACAATGTAAGGTTTGCCATCATTAACTGCTGACATTGTATTGCCGTTGTCACCATAAGCAATCAGCTTGGTAACAGGTGTTGACACCGTTGTTCGCTTTAAGCTAGTCATATTCTTACCAAATACTGCCTCGTTATAGACCACATCAGCATTAAGCTGGTCAGTAATGACACACACCTTTTTCGTGATGTTACCTTGTGAGTCAATCTCAACATAAGGATCGATCTCAACGTTATAGGTCTGGATTAGTGTCTGCACTAAGGTACTAGCTTTTGTTTTACCATCAATGGTAATCGATGGAGTCATCACATTAGTAGTCTGATAGTCTAGCGTCCAGCCAGTAGCGTTAAAGCACTGGTTAAAAGCCGTCTGAATCGAACTAGCACTAGCCGTAATTGCCACTGGGTAATGATGAGCTAGTGTGTATAAGCATAGATTGGTAAAGTTAATGGTCGTTGTATGTTTAACAGCGGCACTAGAAGCGTCATCAGTTGAATAGATATACATGACATACCAATGGCCTGATAGCTCGTCATAATAAGCTAGGTTGTTGCCAGCGACTACTTTATCTGAATCAGGCTGGCCTTGAAGCACGTCTAATGAACCTTGATGATCGAACTTCTTAGACTGGGCATTTAGATTAATCGTGCCGTTAAAGTTGTCATCAGAGCCCACATTAACGTCATCATCATATGACGTACTAGTTGTGTCTGAATCAGCTAGTTGTATCTTCACGCTATCGTTTGAAAACTTAGTAGCCCCATCAACGGTCAATGTACCAATCCGCTTTAAATTAGGGTCTAGAATTAAATACTGGTTATTTAAAGCCATCTATTTTAACCTCCTTGTTTAGTTATGTATGTAAAAAGGCCGCCCTTAATTGGGAAGCCTTTAGTATTGTTATAGTATTCTTGGTAGATATTTCAGGGTCATTTGAGCGTCATCTAGGTCACCAATCATTGACAAACCATTAACGCCCGGTTTCAACTTAGGAAAGTCGGTTGACCAAACTGGTGAAACTAGCTTGCCGTTTACAGTAACCGTATCAGTCTCACAGTCCATCACAATTTCTTCACCGGCGCCAGCAATATAAGTTGGCTTTGTTGTGTCAACTTTATTGACTTGCCATATTTGAAGGTCAGTCATTGACATAAAGGGGTTACGATAGGCAATTTTATAATTATCTTCTGTAATTGGGTGCTTTAGGAAGACAGAACCAATCCCACCCAAGGCTGTCTGATACTTATTTTGAGTATCAACATAGGTTCCATGCACTAACATGTGAATATTAGGGTCCAGGAATGGTTGGCCTGTTTTGGTCGAATACTGGGTGATACTCCAGGTAAATACTTGTCCTCGTTTAGTGATGTCCAACATTAGCCAAGCACCTGCCAGCGCGGAGTCCTCCTCTTTATTGACCACGGTTGTATAGGTATCAACGGTTTCGTTAACGGTTTTCTTAGTTACTTTTCCACTTTTGGAACGCCCATATTTAGTGACAGTTTTGGTTGTCGTGCCAGTTTTGATTTGAATTTTCTGGTCAGGCTTATTTGTAAAAGAACCTGCTGGTCCTGAACCGTAATACAAGTCAGTATATCTGTCACCATATTCTAATGTTGATCCTGGCTCGCATATTTGAAGTCTAGCCATGGGTTTAGCACCATAGGCCATGTCACGCATGCCAAAGCGTCCAATAGTGTTACCGTTAGGGTCTAATAGTAAGACTTCAACACGTCCCATCGCACGGCTGTTATGAGTACCGTTGTACCTGAATTGATGAATACCGGTTCGTACTCGCCAGTCAGTCAGCGATTGTGTCATGCCAGTATAACGATAAGCTGGACCATACCAGCGGTCTTCACCAGTTGTTGGAATTGTACCAAAGTCATATCCAGCGCTAGTTACAGCTGGCCGCATTACATTGGTTGAAGTCTTAATTTCACTGTGGCCTTGATACGTATACGTTTCACCAGTCTTCATATTACTAAGTGCATTGGCGTCGTTTGTCCACATTGCCATAGTTCCTAGCGGATCATCAACAACCTTAGTATAAGGCTGAGTTGCAGTTGCTTGATCTCCAGGTGACTCTGGGCCTAAACCCAACTGGCCTCCATTTAAACTGAATCCAATATACTTTAAATCACGTTTAGGTATGACCTGGATAACCGGTTCTGTTCGTGCAGTGCCATCAACAGTAATCGTGTTTAAGCCATTATTTAAAGGCTTCTCAACCTGTGGTAATGTTGCCCGTGGGTCAGACTGCACAAAGGTAATCGTTAGTGTAGCGTCCCACGTTCCCTGGTTAATGAACTGTGGGTCACTAATCGCAGTAATATGCCCCCAGTAAGTCACTTTGGGTTCAAAGCCAAAGACTAGTGGGTACTCTTTACCATTATCACTTGGATCATCACTTAGCAATAAGCCACTCAAATTATGCATAATCTGATTGTATTTGTCCTGACTGCCACGAGCGATAATAGTTATTGGAATACTGATTGTCCGACTAGTATAGTCCATACCATTAAATTGATTACCATACATGGCGGGGATATCGGTTGCTTGCTCGGCCATGGCTGGTGCACTTGGCAGTGTTACTGCTCCCATAATGGCTTGCAAATCATCGCGGCTATTTAAGCCAGCATATTCAAAATCATTTTTATTCAAAACAGACAATTATATCGCCATCCTTGTTTAATTTTAACTATGTAAAAAAGAGCCTTCTAAGGCTCTTCAATATATTAATACTAATACCCCATCATTTGACTATATTGTGACGTCTTCTTGGTATTTGACTTGACAGCATTAACCACGTCAGAGTTGGCAACAACTGCTTTAACATCTCCTTGGCCAGTGACCAAAGCATCTAGTGAAGCTATAACCCGCTGTTTGAATGCTTCGTCGGAATCAATCTGGTCGTTACCGGTATTTATCACATTAGCGCCATCTTGAGCTCCGAACTTAGCCATTATCTGTTGCATAATTTGGTAAGCCCTTGAACGCTTAGATAAGTCCATCGGAACTATGGCTTCTGGCAAGTTGCCTTCAAACAATTTGTAAACGCCCGCTTTGTTTCCGAAACCACCATTTGCATATCCTTCAGGGCCGCTTACCCTAGCGAATGCACTGTCGCCTTTACCATATATATGTTTCATATAGTTAATCCCAGCTAATAAGTCATCATACCCATTATAAATCTGACCATGTCCTGAAAATTTATATGCTTCAAATGTTGGCCGAATAGTTTGAACTAAGCCCATTGATGGAATACCCTTTTTAGCGTTAGAATCCCACAAGTTAATAGCTCTTGGATTACCATTTGATTCACGTGCAATAACACGCATCCAAGCAGATACTTGGCTAGCGGTAGCACCAAAACCATTAGCTTTAAGTGCCCGAACAACATATGGCTTCCATCGTGAAACCGAGCTACCTGCAGGGTTTCCTACACTGCCACCAGCTCCACCGAAGTTGTCAGCTAAATCAGAAATAGCTTTCGCAAATCCTTTTAAAGCTCGGTCAACTAGTCCTTTGCCTAAATCATGACCGATTGAACCGACTCCTGGAGTTTTGGTTGGATCAAATGTCTTTAAAGCCATTGACTTTAAAGTTTTCAATGGGTGAGTTATCTTAGACAATGCGTCCATTGCTTTATCACTAATGCTGTCGAAAATAGAAGTAGCACCGTTCTTAATTTTCTTTAAAAACGACGCGATATCAATAGTGCCTTTAGCATAGCCAGGAAGCGTATGTCCTAGGCCACCGTTAAAAAGCTTAGCAGTATCACCAGCATTAAGAATCTGATCACCAGGTTTAACATTAACCACTTCAGCACCATTCATACCAAGAAATGACACTTTCCCATTGTCTCTATCAATTTTAGCCTCGACACCGCCTTCACCAACTAAAGCTCTAGCAGTGCCAACAATACCGCCGGAAGCATAAGCTCCAATCGTTACTGGATTATATCCCGATTGATAAGCGCCAACATTGATTGGTTTAATACCAAATCCTTTAACTAGATTACTAAAGAAACTAGTAATGTTTTTCCAAATACTATGAATACCGGAGCCTTGCTTATCGGCAGCTTTCATGGAGCCATTGGCTTGCTTAACAGCATGCCCCAAAACACCTTTTGACTGTGATTTTGCCTGATCAACTACCGAACTGTTTTGATCCTTAGCATGTTTAACAACTTGTGATCTTTGCTTATCTGCGTCATCAGTAGTGTGCTTGTACTGACGATCCGCATGTTGTTCAGTTTTGTTTTCCTGCTCTAAAGCGTTGTCAATTGACTTTTGTTTTTGGTCCTTAGCTTTACTAATAATAGCTGCACGTTGCTTCTCGGCATACTTAGAATTACCAGAATATTGATTTTTAGCAGCATCAACTGTTTTACTATACTGGCTCTTTGCTTGGCTGATTGCCTCGCTAGCTTGTCTTTCAGCTGCTTTTATAACCTTATTGTGTTGCTTTTCAGCCGCAGAAACACGATCTTTGTATTCTTGGTTTGCCAGTGAGACTGTCTTTTTGTACTCTTTATTCGACTGTGAAATAGCATCATTTGCTTGTTCACGAGTGATTTTCCCCTTGCTCTTGGCAAGATTTCTCAAAATATCATTCTGCTTATTAGCAGCTGACTTTATCTTTCCCGTTAAAGTTGTGTGTAAACGGGCTTCTTGTGCAGTAGTTTCTGTTGCACTTTTAATCCGGAGTTTATCAAGAGCGGCTGACTTTTTGTTTTCTTCAGCCTGAATAGCTGCTTTCTTTTTAGACATGTCTTTCTGAACAATAATCGAGTTGGCACCAAACCGTCGTTCGTCAGATGCTATTTTAGCATCCCAGCTAGAACTAGTTTGTCTCTCTCTAGCATTCCATTTACTAATAATACTTGCTTTTTGCTGCGCATAATACTTCGCAATAGCGTTGCGATCAGAAGCTGACATTTTTTCAAAACGATTTGTCTCACTATCATTCTTTTTAATTGAAGCTAATTGCTTTTTATACTCCGCATCGGTTAGCATACCTGCTTTATGAAGTACGTTCACATCATTTAAATCTTGCTTCTGCTTTTTAGAATAATAGGAACTATACGCCTTACTTAGATCACTCAGTGAGTGCTTAGTGGACTCTGTCTTAATCTTGGGAGCTTCAATGCTCTTCCCTTTTAGCGCATCACTAATTCTTTTAACAATCGTATTTGCAGTTTTAGTACCACCAACACCATCACCAATGCTTGCTCCTAACATTGCTCCCGCAGCTGTTCCTGCTCCCGGGATAACACTTCCAAGGGCTGCACCAATGCCACCCCCGATAAGTGTTCCAGCTGTTTTACCAGTTGCTTTATATTTATCAGACGCCTTACCGGAGCTAACTGCTTTCGCAATGCTACTACCAGCGTCCCAAGCAGTCATGGCTAATCCAGCACCATTGATAATCCTTGTACCAATTGTTCTTCCTAGCAATGACCATTTACTGCTTTTAGCAATTTTTTCAGTGTTTTCTGCTTCAACTGATATAGAGCTTAAATCAGCGCCTATATTCCCAGCCTTTCTACCTTTAACTCTCCGATAACCAGTTCCAACATTTTCTTCACTGGCCATACTTAGTTCAGCATTAGTTTTAAGAACCGCGTTTTGCTCTTCTAAAGCTTTAGTTTCTTGTTTAATACCTAGAACTTTTTCAGCCCAGCTAACAGTATCACTGATTTTTTTAAAAGTTGACAGAACTGAACTAGTCTCTTTGACGGCTTTACTTGTTAACCACCATGCTGCGCCAAATTTTGCAATTGTTTCTGTGTGCCCACCAACCATACTGAGTAATGGCTTTAAAAGTGCATTGGTTATTTTAAGCGATTCAATTAACGTTTCAAAGCCCAGACCACCCAAGTTTTTGACAGTTTTGAAGAAATCAACAATTTCCGGAGCATTTCTGGCAATAGAGTCAGAAGCTTTGGTGACACCCTTGGCCAAGTTATCCATTGCATCATTCATTGCTTTTGGTGCTGACTTGACATCAAAGGCTTTAGCAAAAGCTTTAGTAATCGTGCTAATACCCTTTTCTGCCGCCACACCGACCTTATCAAACTCCTTGTCAGTCCGTTTGTCAGATACCCATTTTGAAACTGCACCATAGATTGGATTTTGAGCGGTCAAAATTGGCTTTTCAATGTCACCAATTAAAGCTGGAACACGCGCTTTGATTGTACGTTCCATACCAACCATCGTATGTAACATGTTGTCGGCGGCTTTATCGTATTTTCCGGATCCAAGTTGATTAAACGTATTTTCAATATCTTTAGCAGATATTTTGCCCGCTTTAGCCATGGCCGCTAAATCAGCAACCGTTACTTCCTTACCATGATTGACTTGAGTTTCATACTTAGCTAACTGTTCACGGAACATCGGGAAATACTGGCTAATTTGGTTTAACATGCCAGCATTTGCTTTTCCCCGTGACAGACCGTTGACCATATCTTGGGTAACCGCCTGAATTTGTTGGCTATCTAAACCAACAGCGTCAGCCATGTTCAGCATGGATTTGGTTAGTTCATCTGATTCTTTTTTATTGGAATGTAAGTGATAAAAACCTTGCTCTAATTCATTTACAACATCTACGGCTTGACCGGTCTTAACAGATAAGTCGTTGATTGTTTTAACCATTGCGTTAGATTTGCCAACAGTGCCAGTTAAAGTCAACCAAGTGGCCACCATCTTCTGCTGCTCTTTTTCATATTCCATACCAGCGCTAATAGCTTCGTGAATATGTGAAGTAATTGATTGAAAAGCGCTCGTAATACCATTGGCAACTAAATGAGCACCCAGAATTTTGCCAAATAAATGATTGGCCTTATCTGCGTGCTCGTTTACTCTATTTAGCTGGCTAATGACTGACGTTAATCCTGACTGTGGCTTTTTGCTTAATTGCTCATCAAGCTCTTTCATCTTAGTCCGAGTTTGGGCAATTTTAGTGCCTAATTCGTTCACTCGAATAGATTGTTGCTTATATGCATTTGAGCTTTCGCCACTGACCGATTTAATTCTATTGAGCTCTTCGCTTTCTGCTTTTAATTGTTTATTAAGGTTATCATAGGCCTCTCGCAAGCCATTAGATTTAGCCTTATTTGCTTCCAACTCATTTCCTTCGGCCTTAAATCTCGACACTAAAGCAGCCATAGACCCTTCAATTAGTTTGCTCTGCCCACGCAAGTTTTCCATATTTTTTAAGTGGGTTTGCTCTGGTGAATTTAGACTATTCAGTTCTGACTTGGATTTTGCTAACTCAGCAGTGAGTTCACTAACTCTGATCTTTTGTTGTTGATATGATTCAGCAGTTACCTTGGAGTCTTCTGACATTTTTATCAGCTGATGCGATTCAGATTCATAAAGAGCCTTGAGACTTTTTATTTTATCTTTAAGGCTATCTTTTTGACTTGCGAGCGCTTCGTCTTCTTTACCTTCAGCCTTTAATTTGGCAATATAATTAGCACTTATTTTATTTTGTGCTTCCATGGCGTCCTTTAATTGTAAGACACCACTTTTTTGCAGATCAAGTGACTTCTGTGCTCGTTCTTGTTGCCCCTCTAAACTGGCGATTGAGCGCTTGGTAGCGTTAATCTGATTTTCATATTTAACATAAGCTTCTCGGCCTTTTTGAGTGGTTTGGTCTAATCCGTTTTGCTCGCTTTTGAGACGCTCAATTACTAATCGTTGTGCTTCAATAGCTCGGCCAGCATCTTTGACTTTACCCGCATAAGCCGCCATAATACCTTCACCCGAACGGATTTCAGCAAAGTTAGCTTGCATACCAGATTTTAGTAATTTTGCTTCATTCTTTATTTCTCGCAACGTGCGAGTCATGCCACCATCGTCCATGTTAATTGCGAATTCGTAGCCTTGAATTTTCTCTGTTGCCATACTTTGCCTCCTTTACAACGCACCGATTTGACGTGCTAATTCGAGCGGATCTTGAACACGGTCTTTACGTGACTTGGCATTCAATGCTGTTTGCATTTCACTAAATGAGCTTTGATAAAAGTCACTAGGCAATATGCCTTGTGAAATCAATTGATTAGCGATGTAATCAATATCCTGAATAAAATTATCAAGTTGCCAAATCATTCTGGCTTTGGCAATTTTGGGTCTTCTTCCTCTTCCTGATCGCTGCTGTTGCCTACAGATGGTAATTCTACTCCCAAGAATTGTTTTAAACAGTCATTAAAGAAGTCGTATTCGTCGCTAACCGAAAATTCCATGGACATGACACGTTTCTTTTGCGAAGCATTTAGTTCCAATAAATCACAGGTCGTTTCAGCCACAACCTTTGCAAGCTTAGGTGTTAATTCGACTACACCTGTAATACTATCCTCAGTTTCTTCAGTAGTCTTGATGAACTTCTTATATGCTTCGGCCATTTTTTCAACATTTTGACCACTATCAATCAACGTATACTGCGTGCCCGTCCCAATTTTCTTGCCATCAAATTTAACTGATTTTGCCATTATTTATATGCCCCTTTGTGTATTGTTTATTATCATTTATTGTGAACCCGTGCTTAGAATGCGCTTCTCAGCATGTTTAAAAGCCGCCCCTAGCGGTATTGTGGATTTATTTTAGGCGACCATAATTATCATTTATTACTGGTTGGCGCAGATGAGTCACTATCAGTTTTACTAGTCTGTGAGCCTGTGTCAGTTGTAGCTTTATTGACCACTGGTGCCGTTACTCGCGTTTTTATAAAACGTTTGTCCAGGAAATACAGCGTCAAACATCGCTTGCTTATCAAATTTAGGATCTGACTCAGCATATACCTTGTACGGTTGGCCACCGAAGCCATCATAGTTCAAGGCGGTAAATGTCAAATTATCATCGTCGCGAGTTTCAGCCGTATCAGTGTTTGTTTGAATGTTCTGACCAGCTTCATTAAAGATTCCACGACCAAAGCAATAATAAATCGCGGTTCGAAAGATAGGAGAACGAGATTCAATAATCAGACCAGCTTCAACCGGCTTGTCAGTATCAGAGTAACCGCCCTTGCCATCTGATACCCGTCCCAATAGCTTTTGTTTAACAATAAAGTTGATTTCGTTCGAATCAATCGCGACTGATGGTGCCGAAGGTGGATTAGAAACATCCACAACTTCATTGTTGCCAGTAATTTTAGATACCGTTCCAGATAGCCCGGTAATGTTAGCAGTCTTAGTACCCAAGTTACCGTTTGCTTTGCTAGTATCAATGGGGTATACCCCAGCGGCCGACAACCCCTTATCTGCATCAATAACCGTTGACCCGTCATCGGCTTTAATACCGGTGTATAACATGTTTAAACCTAATGTTGCCATTTAAATGGCCTCCTTTATATAATTAAATTTCAAAGTGTTTGTGATACTTTCTGAATCTGGTGTTAATGTCTGGCCAGCATCGCTATAACAACGAATATCATTGGTCAACAGCACTTGTTTTAACCCGGATTCGATGGCATCCATATCGCCCAAGTAATCTTTAGGATAATAGAGCTGTATCTGGACTTGCTTCGTTGATTGGAATGGAATCCCATTGCCATAATCTTGACTACGTTCAGGTAACCCGCTTATTACTACAATAGGCTCGTCAGTTGAAGTATCGTTAATTGGAATAAAAAAGCTATGGATATGTTCCACAGCTAGTTCTGGTATTTCATTAATATTTGAAACAATTATGCTTTTAATAAAAGCTACCGGCGTCACTTGCCCACCTTCTTGTCCATAGCAGTCTTTAATTGTTCAACAACTGCCTTGCCAACTTGGCCTTTTGCTTCACGCTGAGTAGTCTCCCAAAAGTGTTTCCCGGAAACATGGCTGTGTTTGGAACCATTACGGTCAACAACGTCCCAGCCATCATTTTGAAAACGTGCAATGTACCCTTTTTCACCTTTGGCTGTAAAGCCAACGTTAACCGAGCCATTAGGATGATCTACAGCAATTAATGAATCACGTAGATGTACTTTTTCAGCATGACCATGTACCTTGCGTAGTTTTCCTACAGGAATCTTAGGCTTCATAATTTTGATGAACTGATCCGCTCCAGCTGCATTAGCTTTAAGCTTCTCTTCACGTCCAAAGCCTTCCGCCATAGTATCTAAAATATGTTCAAATGAGTCTGCATGTTTAATCTCATTCGCCACGCCCGATCACCACCTTATGACAAGTTATGAGGTCAAAGCCATCCGGTGGTAAACCATCATCGTAGGCCACATCATCAATCTGGTAAACATCCTGATGATTGCGTCGTAATTGCATGCCGGTAGTTATTTTTAGATTATGACGCACAAAGTAAACGGCATTCTGTTGCGAGGTGTCACCATTTAACGCTAACCTTTGCTGAAACGACAATGACCATTCGCCGGCGTACAAACTGAATTGAGGGACAAAATCAGTAATAGGATTACCCGTATTAGGGTTAACTTTTCCAGTAGCTGCCTGAGTTCCAAACTCCAATCTAAAATTCATTCGTGTAGGATTAATTGCTTTCGTCATTTGTCCCCGCCTCATATTGCTTTTGACTGTACAACCCTCTGAGTTGACCAATGATTGAGTCCACGACCAGATCAACTGGATTAACAGCGATGGCTGTAATCGATGTTCGATAAGTCCAATATGAACCAGCTAAGGCGTAAACAGCCGTTTCAAACAAATCATTCACGCCTTCCATTTCATAGAACCCCGTAACACCATTTTCATCACCAATGGCCTGTTTAATGTAGCTAGTGGCTGCAGACAAGTAGCCTGTTAGCAGCTCGTCGTCATCATTCCCGTCAATTCGCAAAGACGATTTCAATGTTTTTAAATCGGCTGCCACTTAAATCACATCCTTACTTAGCCGCCCAGGTTATAACTGTATTGTTTATTTATCGGCGACACAGTTGCTAATTGCTTATTAAGCTGTTGTTGGAGCAGAACTTGCTGCAAAGTTGGCTGGTTGGTCAGCAATTTTACTGAATGAGCCTGCAACAAAGGCATCCGTATCAGTAGCTTCAACGTCAAAACGGTCAATGACACGAATCTTAGTTTGATCCTTTTCAAAGGCACCACCACCAATGTTGGTAGTCAGTAATGAAAGATTTTCTCGGTCAAACAAAGTTACCGCTTGTGATAAGTCACCATAGTAAAGTGGGTAAGCTGGAGCTGACGCAGTGCCAACGTTAGGCAACCACTTGTCGGCAACTTCCACAATCCGTTTGCCGCGAATTAAATATTGGTCAGGTTGTGTTGGATCTGGTTGTAATAAGTAGCGACCCATAGCATCCTTAACCTCGGAAAGTACATTCAAACCAGAAGTATTTGTCATTAAGAATGACGTAGCCTTGATGGCAGGATCAACGGAAGTGTTAATCATGGTGATAATGTCATCGAACTTAGCCAAGCTAGGTTTCTTAGGCGCTGCGTTCATTGCTGCAATAATCTTAGCGTTGCGAGTAACAACAACCTTCTTAGCAATCCATCCAGATAACCAAGATAAGATGTTGTCGGCCGTGTCCTTTAACAGTGAATTAGTAGCGGTGGTAATACCAGCATACCGATGAATCGTGTATTTGATAAGTGATAGCTTAGGGTCATCATTGTCGCCAATCGTAGCTGTTTCATCATCTAAGTCAGCTAATGGGGTAACGTCAGTCCACTTTTCGTAAACTCGTGAACCAGTTTGAGTTGAAACGGCTTCTCGATTAACGTATTGCTGTAATGAATCGTATTTACGAACCAGCGTATTGATTGCCGTTTGAATATCTTGGGGAATCGTCAATCCAATTGCATTGCCAGCTTCGTCGGTAGAAGACGTTACCAAGTTCATAACTTTAGGATCGCCTTTAATCATGCCTTTGAAGTTCTTGATGAATTCTGCCTTGATGTCTTTTTCCTTAGCATCAAGTGGCACTTTTTCCTTATCACTCATGTTGGCAATTTCTTGTGCCTTGCGTTCCTCTTCCAATTGTTCATGTAAAGCGTCACGGCGAGCAACCGCGTTGTCGCGATCTTGCTTCATTGCTTTAAATTGTTCTTGGTCAAAGCTGTCGTCAAGTAGAGTTGCATTTAATTTGTCATTTAAGTCTGATACTTTTTGCCCTTGGGCAATCCAAGCATCATTCATAGTGTTAATATTAGCCATTAGTTGGCCTCCTTTTGATTTTTTCCAAATAAAATAGCCAATTTGCTGTTTCGTAATTCAGCAGATTGACTATTAGTAGTATTTTCTTTTTTAGACGGCTTAGCTTTATCCTTATCCGCCTTGTAAATGAGATTCATCAACTTGTTAACTGCAGATTTAGGCGGAATGTGTGAAATAGCGTTCACCGGTTGCAATTGTTGATCATTAGCAAACATAATTTCGTCAGCGAAGCCTTTATCAACAGCATCACTAGCGGTTAACCATGTTTCATTTGCCATTAGTTGTAGCAAGTCAGCTTGATCCATGCCAGTTTTAGCTTCATAAGCACTGGCAATAGATTGATCAATGCCATTTAAAATGCTGGCTTCGTGTTCCAAATCGTCAGCATTACCAGCTGGTTGTGACCAAGCCTTATGGATCATAATTTGTGCAGTTGGTGAGATGTTGATGTGATCGCCAGCCATAGCAACTACACTTGCCGCACTAGCTGCTAAGCCTTGAATATTAATTGTTACATTGCCAGCATAATTCTTTAGCATAGTATAAATTTCACTAGCCGCAAAAACATCGCCACCATTGGAAGCAATATCAACTTCAAGTGCTTCATCATCACCACTGTCATCATTTAAAATGTCAGCAACACCAGAAGGTGATACTGCTGGCATTCCGAAGAATTGATAGAAGCCAGCTGTTTGATCATCAACAATATCGCCTTTAATCATCACTTTCTTTGTCATCATTATCACCTCCTTTTCCCGATTGAATTACAACTTGTTGTGTCGTTGGATTCTTAGCATCAGGCATTTCATCCGGAAAATAACCAGTCTGCTGTAATAACCAAGTTGCTTGATTATTGGCAATCGTACCATCTTTAGCTAGCCCTGATAGGGTAGCTGCAAATGAGTCTCCCAATGGGTCTACAGCAGTTCGTATATTGGCCGTTATCTTAGCATTAAGCTTATTATCCAGCTCAGCTAAAATAGCCTGTAAATAGCGATTAAGGGCATTGGTGTACATGCCTTTAATTTGGTCGATATTACTTTGTTGGTCGCCTTGGCCATTCAAATAGCTATCAGGAATACCGAAAACTTTAGCAATTTGCTTACTAGTCCAATCTGTTTGGCTTAACAGCTTGGTAACATCGGCTTTCATTTCTAATGGCTTGTAATCTTCAAGTTGATCAATAACAACCGGACCACCGTTAGAACTGTTCACCTGCTTCATAAAGTTACGTGAACGGCTAGCTTTCATCTTCTCACTTAACAGTCCACCGTGCTGAATAGATAGGACACCAGGAGCGCTAATTGAACGTGCTAACGCAGCCAACGTTAAACTGTTAGACGAACTCTTGACTTGTAGCTCATTTGACAATGCTTTCAATGGACTGTTACCCGTCATGCCACCATCGGTACTAGCCCAACGAATATGAATCATATCAGACTGTGGCACATATTGAAGCACGCCCAAATTAGGTTCGTCAAAAGTAACTGTATAGGTTAAGCCACTGCCGTCATCTAATAAGTAGGTTTGCACTTGGCTAGGTCGCAAATATTCCCAGCGTAAATCTAAACCGTTAGGATTACGCCAGCGATATGCAAAGCATTCACCACCCAATAGCAATTGCGAATACATTGACTGCCAAAAAGTGTGGCCGTTAGCCGTCGTGCTAGGATTGTTTAGAATCCCTTGCGCTCGTGGCATGTTAGCCATTAATTGCACCGTAGCTAAGTCCCCAGATATTTGGTTAACCGCTGAATAAATATCTGAATTTTCCAAAGCGTCTTTGGCACTAACATACTCATTATCGCCAGTTGGTGATAGGAAATTAACAATGTTATCGTCGTCTACTGGTACGCTTTGAATACTAACTGAATTATTTTTTACCGTTGGTGGTTCAAAAAAGGGCATTATTAATCACCTCCTTTTTGTCCAGCTGTTACGACTTCTGAAAGCCAGCCAACTAAGAATAAGGCTACCGCAATTGCTAGAACGCCCTGTGCCTGTCCAAATAAAAATGCTGCATATACCCCAGCAATCATACTTAGAATAAAGCACAGCACATCAAAGTAATGCCAGATAGTTGCAAAAAATTGTTTAAAAATCATTAACATCATCTCCTAGCAATCCCGACTCCGGGTTATTAAACCATTCTAGAACTTGTTTTTCGTTCATACGTTCAACCTGTTTATCAGGATTGTTTACATCTGAAAAGTCTTCAAAGTGATACATGGCTTGGAATAAGGCGTCAATTAGCGCATCAACTACATCAATTTTCAGCGTGGCCTTAGCCTTATCGACTTGAATACCAATTTTGTCTTCATAAATTTCAGCATTTAGTAATGCCTTTTCCATAATTCGATCATCGAATCGGTCAACTGACCCTTCAACAAAAATCGTCTGCAAAAACTTAGTTGGATCCTTCAATTCACTAGTCCGTTGCCGAATGGCTTGCAATGGCCAGCCTGAATTCAAATCCAATTGTTTGATTGTAGGTGTTAGCCCCCACGCGTCATAGCCAAAGAAAACAACTTCCAGTCGATGCCGTTCAACAAAGTTAAGTAACCACTGATAAACCTGCTCGTCATTAATCAGTCCTTGCGGATGGCTACTAATTGTACAAAATCCCTTTTTAGCTAAGTCCCGATAATTAATACCGTCTTGTTTTTCTTTAGCTTCAATCGAACCAGCTTTCTGCCAGGGAATAAAGCTATGCTGATAAATAAACCATCGTGGTTTGTCATTATTATCGCGATAAGGGAATACAAACGCTAGCGCCGTGTTATCACTAAACATTGAGTAGTCAAAACCAATATAAACTTGCCGATCGTCAAAACTAAATGATGGCACGATGGCTTTTTCAACGTCAGGCAGTTTTAAGAAGCTGTCGACCGATTGTTCTAGCCACAAGTTAAGGTTCTTATTTTGGAAATCGTTGAGTGTACCCGACAAAGCGTCAGAATCGCGCTTATCTGTCAAGCCGTTCAGCAACACTTCTCGTTGGCTCGGTAAATCTAGCAAGGGATTACTTTTAACCCACATATCAGGCTTATAAGTTTCGTCCAGATTATCCTGCGACCAAATAAGTCCCAAATATGTATCAGCATCGCGCAAATAATCTTGTTCCATGGCTTGCTGAATCATACGCTCATCATCGTGGAATGGCACGGTTGGATCAGGATACGCTGTTGATATTTGAATGAACTGCTTATTACGCACTTTAACTTGGCCTGATACAATCTTGGAAATCTTTTGCCGTGTCTTTACTTCACCAATTTCATCAAATATAGCCGTTGTGAAATGAAATGAGTCGTACTGGCCGGCTTCATGGCTAATCGCCCGTAGCTTGTTATTAGTCTTACTCATTGTGACTTGGTCAGCTTGTGATGACAGCGTCCGTGTATCTAATCCACTATCTTTAATTAGTGTTTTAAACGGTTCAATCGTTGCAATCTTGGCTAACATCGACTTAATGTAGCCTAGAATCTTGCTCGTTTGTTTGTAATTAATAGAAGATACTAAGTAATCTTGGTTAGACAGTCCCAACGATTCAATTAAATAGCTATAAGCAGTGATAATCGCCATAAGATAAGTTTTACCTTGGCCACGCGCAACGGAAACAATAGCCCGTGAAAAACGTTTACCACCGTCATCATTACGCCAACCAATCAGCATAGCCATAATGAATTTTTGCCATGGCATTAGTTTAGTTGGTTCACCAGTATCAACGTTAGGACATATGGAAGCGAATTTAAGCACTTGATCCACTCGTTTTACCGAGTAAGCAAACGGAAATTCAGTGCTGTCTTGACGTTGTAAATCTCTAATGTGTCGAAAAGCTGCTAACTTAATCAAATATCCAGTGGTTACCTTCTCGTCCAGGACATCAAAGGCATATTTTGTGCCTTCATCAGTGTATTGTTGGCGAATCGCTGAGCAGTCTAATGATTGATAAGATCCAATAACATCATGTGTTTGTGTTAAATCAATCTTCATTATTAGCCTCCTAGAAATTCTTTCATTCGATCAGCAACGCTACGTTCGTCTTTGTGGTCATCTAAATTCAGCTTTAACAAATCGCTGCGCGATTTTGGCGACAATCCTAGTTCAGCGCCTAGTTTAGTTAGATTCTTAACGGCTGAATCGTAAATTTGTGTCATGGGATTACGCTTGTAGCCCACGAAGTCTCGACCAATTTTTTTACCGGTCTGATCTTGTAACGTTTTATAGATTGCTTGGACTTCACCGTTTTCCTGGATATGTTTATACGCATTGCGATAAATCTCATATTGGGAAGCATATTGCTCTACAAGCCCGCTATCAATGCGCTTGACTGGGGTATTATCTTCTAAAAAAGGCACTAATCGACGCCAAACGACCTTAGCTTGCCGGCCTAAGTAAGCTGGCGGTGTACGTGTTAATTGACCGTCATTGATGTCTTTATCCATTTTTTTCATTTTATCTGCCTCCTTTCACTATTTAGCGACCCCCCCTACCTAAAAATTTTCAAAAATTGTTCCCGTCACACTTTTTTTGCAATGTGTGTGCTCTTCCTGAGACGTGTTAGGGGCGGGGGTTGTTTTGATTCTCATCGTGATTAACTACATTCATAAATTTAAAGCCGCTCAAATCGAACGACAAGTGTCAATAAATTGATTGAGTTTATCTAAATTTTCATTTTTTGTTCATTAACACAACGATTGACGATACATCATTGATCGGCGTTACACTTTGTAACTCGTTGCCTTGACCAGTGCCATAGTATGATTGCTCCCAGTCCGTCTTAGCACGATGACAACTCCCACAGATAACAGCTAAGTTAGCAACGTTAGCTTTCAGTGTTTCGTCAAACTCAATTGGAATAATATGATCCACAGTCTTAGCAGGTGTAATGAGGCCTTGCACTTTACAGTAAGCACATAAGTAATGGTCACGCTCTAGGACTTGTTGTCTTAGATGTGACCATTGTCTTGTACGATAGAAGTTATATTGCTGACGCTTATCCTCATTGCGATAACGTGTAACCGTATTGTACTTGTGCGTGTATTGCTTATCGGTACCACGTGCCCAACGTTGCCGGCTAGCCAAGTACTCAGCTTCATGCTCATAGTGTTGTTGGCAATAGTGGTCAGGGAACGTGACCATCGCATGGCAGTTAGGATAGCGGCATCTTCTTGTCCTTGGCATATTGCTTCCTCCGTTTCTTATCCAAACTAAAAGCGCCATGCTGTTTAGCACGACGCTTCATCCATTTATCTAAGTGGGCATCCATCTCCGCTTCTTGTGGCGTTACGTAGCCGTATTTGGTGTTAATCATCTTTGCCATGAGTTGCCTCGTTGTCTTCCATATTCATTGTAATTCCTCCTCGTATGTATCAAAAAAACTCCCGCCAATAAGCGAGAGTTAGTTTGGAGATTGTCCGTTTTGGAGCCGTGGACGCGTTTAATGTGCTTGGTAGGGATTTGCACCCTACATAACAACACCATCCTGTGTCGCCTCTTAAAACGTCTACCTATTCCGCCACAAGCACGTGTTAGCCAAAAAGACATATCGAAAAGACTAACTTCTTCATCATTGAGTGCCAATCTGCTTGTCGTCTCCGAAGATTTTACCACGAGCTATCAGAGCAGTCCCAATAGCTAACTAATCACGTTATGCGGTCAACTCCCATTGGGTGCTGTATCACATAACTATATCGCCGGTAGGCCTCGAACCTACATCCCATTGTGGCTTGCCAATTAGCCCACAGCGATTACCAGTCTGTAATTTGGAGGATTACTTCATGCACGTCAATCACATTTGGCATACTACCAATTTAGCACGATTGTAGGGGTTTAAAATACGCAATTAATACGCGATTTCATATAATCCCAATCCCTTAGCACATTCCATAATAAACTCATTTCTTAATTTAAACGCCTTAGTATGACTAACGTTGATTAAGTGATTTGTAATTAGTCCATCAATCGTGTATTGCTGATGTTTCTTAAAGTATAGTTCATTTACGATTACTTCAGTGTCAGGGCCAACGCCATCTAAGCAATCGTCAATCACTTCCCGCTGATGTTTCAAAGCATTAATGCGTCGATCGTCATCAATCGTGATAATCGTGTTGAGTGTCGTTTCCGGATACTTGTATTGTGCCTTGCCACCTCCAACATTATCATCACGTGGTACAGTTGGATAACGTAATTCTTGTTCACGTTTCTCGATATACTTGTCAATCTTGGGATAGTCACGTAGAATATCTTCAACTTTTCTAATCGTCGTTCGTTTCACTACCAATTCCCCTTTCACTCAACTCCATAATGTCAGCAATGAAGTCCTGGCCAATTTGTGCTTGTTGCTCAGCTGTCAGTGCCACGTTCATTTCCAGGTTGGCAACCATGGCTTTCATTTGAATTGCTTTGGCGTATTCGGTGTCAGTCATTTGTGTCCCTCCACCGTATAACCATCAAGCCACGCACGGGCAATATCATCTTTGGTCAAATTTACATCAGGGCATACTTCGTCAGTCAAGTCATATAACATATCAGTAATCCCATAGTTGTTCCGCTTATATAATTGAATATAAGAATCCAATTTCTCAGAAATCACCGGCAACTCTGCGTATGTCTTCTTGAATACGTCATCTGCAATCAGCCAATGTTTGCCATTGATACCAGTAGCAATCCAGTCACCAACGTATACTTTCCCTGACCCTGTTAGATATAATTCAGGGCTGTGGTGAGTTCCAAGCATTGTTCCTGCGTCAATTAATTCATACTTATCAACCATCTCATTGCTTCCATCAAACTGTTCAGCCTTAATAGTGGCCGTGTTACGATAAACTTTAATCGTCGTCGCCATCTCCTTGCGAATAATCAGTACCAAAGTAAGGCTTATCTAAGTGCTCCATCTCAAACAAGGCAATCGTAATTCCATCTTTTGTTTTCGTGTCGCCTTCTACTTGGCAACTAATAGCATCATTTATTAATCGCCTACGTAGCTCTTTCATTTCATCACTCATTTTTAATCCTCCTGAAGATTCTTGAGTGTGCCTTCCCATGCACCTTTCATGTCAGTGTTTCTGGATACCGACTCAGTTAAATCCATTTTTAACTGCCGATTTTTAGGTGTGTTCTTGAAACTTGATACAACATACCAAGCCTGAAATACATTTAGCCAAAATACTTTTTCTGGGCGACCTCCCTCATGATTATTCACAATTTCAACCTACACTTCTCCAATGGTTTCTAAAAATTGCATGTTTAATCTGATGTTATTCTTTACGCTATGTTCTGTATTATCACTCCTAGAAGCTAGCTGAGTACTTGAAATATCATCTTCCATAACTAATCCTCCCCGAACGCCCGCTTACGTTCCTCGTTAGTTGGTTTCTTGACGATTATCATGGTTAATCCTCTGGAATTAAAGCAACATAGTCACCTTTAAACTTTGCATGGGAATAATCAATGCCATGCTTATCAAGATACTTTTTGATGTCCGGGATTGTGTCATAAGCATCCGGCTTCTCTGGGTCATCTGACCGGGTAAACATCTTGGAAAAATCATCATCACTGTTTTCAGGTGCATGACTAATAAATTCTCGATTAGCTTTGTAGTAAAACCCATTTGCATCTTTTTCCCCACGAGTACCTGTTGCATACGCAAGAAACAATCTGATTCCACATCCAGGGCAGCTCCAACGGTTATAGCCGAACTTAACATGCGTTACTTTATCGTAACCACACTGTGGACACATAAATTCAGCCTTTACCATCTCACCATCTTTAGGCATCCATGTCGGTTTCTTGAAGTCAAACTTAGGATCAGTATTAGAGTCTTCATTCGTTGCGCCTGAGTCTTCCGGAACGAATGTATGTTTTTCCTCACGACCAGTATTTAATTCATCATTACGACCAGTAACCAACTGATGTGACTTAAAAATTTCCTCAAAACTCAATTCACGAGTTGCTTCAACTGTTACGGTCAAATCATTGTTTTCAATCTTTAATTTCATAATTACTTACCGTCCTCTTTGGTTGATTTTTTATTTGCTTCGGCATGTTCCTTCATTCGCCGGTGCTTCCGTTTAATCGTTGAACGCTTCTTAGTGTGTTTAGGCATTCTCGTCCTCCGTAATGTAGTATTTGTTCTCGTCAATCGCGCGAATACGTCTATCAATCCAACTGTTACTCCGTTTTAGCTCCCGAGACGTCCTAGCTTTCACTTGCTTGCCTTCCATGACTAATTTAATGGAATTATACTGGGTGCGCGTAATCTCCGTGTAATCGCCCGATACGGCCTTAATTCCAGGCATCTTATGCAAGTTAGCTAGTTTGCTCTCAGGCACGTTATCCATGCTGCCATATCTCGCTTCCAGCTTATGAATTACTTCTAGTTCTTTAGGCCAATTTTTGCTCGCCATAGGCTAACTTCCTTTCAAGCTCCTGTTCGTAATGATCGTGTATCTCATTCGTACAATTTGGGCATGGTCCAAACGTGAAACCATAACTCCCAAGTGGTCGCTGAACAACTTTCCTACCATGACATAATTCACAACTCATACACTTCTGACTCCTTCCATGTTGTCAAACAGCAATTGACAGTTAGTGTCCTTGGTATATAAACGATCGATTGTCTGACCGCTATACATGTTTTCTAACTGGCTTCGTGTATTGTTTGTGGTGATAATCGTTGCTAGTTTGCCATCGTTAATGTTAAGGTTCCATCTGGCATTGGCAACGTCATACATCAACGTACGTAAATCTTTGTGCACTGGCTTGTAGAACCCTTTTTCAGTCGGCTTACCACCTTCAGTACCAAAGTCGTCTAGCACCAACACGTCGACTTTTTTCATGTCCTTTAGAACATAGTTTAAGCGTTCTCTGACATCTGGCGCATCGTATTTCTCGTTGACCAGCCGTAGCAGCTCAGCTGTTGAAACAAACATCGCTGTTTGGCCTACGCTCATTAGCTGATACATAATTGCTAGCGCTAATGATGTTTTACCAACACCAGGGCCACCTGCAAGTGCTACGTTGAACTGGTTAGTCTCTAATTGCCTAGCTAACTTAAATGCCTGATTGCCAAGCTCTCTAGCTTTAGCTTGATTAGGCTGTTTATCAACCTGCCAATCATTAAAGCTAAATCGTAGTGGCACACCTCCAGACCAAACTGACATGTGATAGTAATACCGTTTTCGGTTAGCAATTACGCCCGCATTCGCCCGATCAATCGTTTGATGATCCAATTCTTCTTTGGTTGGCAACTTAGTTGTATCAATTCCTCTAGCCGCTACTACTTTCTGAATCGTGGCTTGATTAAATAACTTCGTTACATTTTCCATTAGCCAAACCAGTCCTCTCGTGTTTGTGGTGCTGTGTTGTTAGAACTGTTGCCACTTGAAGTTAGTTCGTAATCGTCAGTAAAGCGTCCGTTAAACCAAGTGGACCCATTCATCGGCGATTTCCAAGGGTTAGCAGCTAAGTGCTTTTTATACAGGCGTAACCGTTCAAACAAGTACGCATTATTATGATTAACCGACTTATTACGCCAAGCTTTGTAGTGATTAAACGCGCGGCCTTTGTCTTG